TGCAAATGGTTGTCCCACACCTCACGGGTTTTGGTCTGGATGCCGCCCCAGTCCTCTTTCCAGGCCTTGACCAGCAATGCGACCGCTGCGCCAATCGCGGCGATGGGCAAGAGGACGGGAGCTAGAGCGGCGATCGTGCTCGCCGCCGCTGCGCCCGTTGTTGTGGCCCACGCAGTAACCGCCGGAACCACCGTGCCCGTTATGACGGCTGCCAAAGATGACATACCCGCGTACAATGCGCCAGCCAACACCGTCGCCAGTCCAGCCAGAATCGGCTCCAGGTTGTCACGAACAAAAGCCTGGACGCTCTCAAATACCGGGATCACGGTATCGATGATGTAGCCGCTCACCAACTCAAAGCCCGCCTGGACATTGGCAATGGCGATTGGCAAATTCTCGCCCAGCCATTCCGCCGCTGATTCAGCGATATGCAAAATGTTGTCCAGCGCCCCCGAGACCATCGGCAGCGCCGTTTCCGCCAGCGTCGCCAATACCGGAATGAACGCCTCTCCCACTTGTTGCTTCACATCGGCGAATCGCGTCTTGGCCGCTTCGAGCCGCTGATTTAGCGTGCCCATCACTTCGGGCATGGCCGCTGTGTTGTCTTTGAGCTTGGCCAGCACCTGATTCATGAGCGCCGCTTGCTGCTGGCTCTTGGTCATCTCTTCCACCGATATGCCGAGTTGGTCAGCGTAGGCCTGGTTCGCCTCCGTCAAGTTGACCTGGATGCCCAAGTTGTCCAGGATCATAGGCGACAGGCGCCCGACGCCCTTGACCAGGGAATCGAGCATGTACCCCATGTCCTCGCCGGTGGCCGCGCTCACCTTGCCCAGGTAGCCCATGGCGTTGGGCAACTGGTCGGCGAACGTCTTTCCGACCAGTTGCGCAGCGCTGTTGTAGCTTTTCATCAGCTCGGTCTGGGTGATCATCCCCATCGAGCCCTTTTGGAGCGACGCCAGCATGGTGGACGCGTCGCCCGAGATGCCGGCGAACGCCTTGCGCACGTTTTCGATGGGAGCGGCTTTGGCGACCATCTTGCCAAAGGCGACGCCCAGGTCCACGACCTTTTTTACGGCCAGCGCCCCACCGACGGCGACCAGCGCCTTCTTCAGGTTCAAGCCGCTTTTCTCGGCCTTGGCCATGTTCGAATCCACGGATTTGAGCGTCCGCGTCATCTGGTCTTGCGCTTTTAGGATGAATTGCAGTTCACCAGCTGTTATCGCCATCGTTGTTGTCGCCGCCTTTTTGCATCTCTTCCAGTATCACGTCCACCATAGTTGCCGGCGCTTGGAGCAGGTCCGCATAGGACCAGTGCATGTACCGCATGATCGCGGCCTCAACTAGCAGGCGGTCCCGATAGTCCTGCCAGTCGTCTACTCGTTTTTTTCTGCCTCCAACGCCTCCTGGTGTTGGTTAATGATCTCTTCGATGGCATCTGCTACCGATGGCCGCAGCGCCTCGATGGTCTGGCGGGTAATCGGTTGGTCGGCGCTCCAATCAACGAGCCACGTCTGCAATTTGAGCACGTTGAACTTGGCGATGTCCAGGTCGATGCCAGCATTGCTTTCGTCGCTGCCGCTAACCCGCGTCATGGCGCCATTACTCAGGCGCTCTCGTTCGCCATAGTCCAGCTCGTTCTTGATCTCGATCCAACCCTCTTCCAACTCGTACCGTTTCGTGGCCGCGCTTACGAACCAGCTCATGATCCCCTCCGTTTGGTGTGAAACTCTAGCCGTCCCCGGTCATTGATGACGGCGGTCAAGCAGTCGCGCTTGAGTATGCGCTTGCCCATCTGGAGCCGCAACTGATAGCCGTCGTCCCTGCCCCGACTGAACCAGTATTCATCGGTGTCGATGATCCTAGCTTCACCGGTCATATTCATGATGTCGCCGTGCCCTCGCCACGAGCCAAGGGTGGCGGCCACCCTTCCGCCAACGGTCAGATGGCCGCCCTCTCCGATAATGCGCATTACATCCAGGTCCAGTCGCCGCGCGCATGAATGGCCGCGCTGAATCGAATGCCGCCGCCGACGCCAGCAGACATATCGTTAAACGACAGTCCACACAGCCCGTACAGGTACTTGGTCGGCACCAGCGACGAGGGATAGAAGTAGAATCGCTTGCCGGTGTCGGTGCTGTGCCCTGCATCGTACAGCGCGTCGTCCGTGTCGTCCCAGACGCCGGAAATCTCGCCGGTGCCGTCTGGGATGCCCGCCACATATTGCTTATTGGCGTCGCCGGGCACCGTCACGTCGTCGGTCTCAGATGCAAAGTTGAACGTCGCATCTGCCACACGAGCGACGGGCGCAGCCGCAGCACTCCCGTCTGCGGCCAGATAGAACTTCATATTCTTGCCGTGGTATCTTGCCATAATGGCCTCCTACCGATAGTGAGCGAGGATGCTGAGCATCTCGTCCGCTCGATTGTCAAAGTTGTGCTCCTTCACCCGCTCCGGTAGCTGTTGCGCGATTCGGTGCCGCGCCTCATCGTGCGCCAGCCAATATCTGAGCAGATCCTCCAATTCGCCCGCGCCGCGATAGGTGGGCACGAGGTCGCCGAAAACCTCTTCGACCTCTGGGCGATAGTCGGTAACGAAAAACGTGCCTGTGGCCGCCAGCTCGTAGCATCTTGGGTTCATGGACTCAGCGCCGTAGATGTGCGTTGCGTCCAGTCCCCAGCCCATGCTCGTGCGGTGGATGTTGAGTCCGATCTTGGCGGCCCGGTACAGCTGCGCCGTCCACTCGTTCGGGACGATGCCGTCCTGCAGATGTGCCCGTAGCGGGCTGTCATCCTGTAGCAAGTCCCAGGTGCCATACAGCCCCAAGTCGATGCCGTCCCAGTTCACAGCTTCTAGCGCATCGCACCGTTCAATAAATCCGGTGCCCACGAATACCACATCATGCACTGGCACCGTTGGATCTGCTGGCCCTGACTGGTGCCTTATCGGGTCCATGGCGTGCTGGTAGTAGTAAACGTGGTGGCAGTACGGCTTGAACGTGGCCACAGCGCTCCGCTCGTTGGTCCAGATCACGTCCGCCATCTTGGCAATGATGATCTCTTGGCGGTCCTGGTATGGCGATTCGGTGAGCAGGCAAGCGATCTTGAACCCGGCCCGCTTGAGCAGCGTTAGCACCTCTGGGTGAAAAAAGGTCCCGCTAATCAGGAATACCCAATCCACATCGTGCCGCAGCGCGCGCTCTAGAATGCCCAGGCTGGCGTGATATAGAATGTCTGCCTCTGACGGCTCTGGCGGCTTGCCGGGAATGTCCACGCGGCTCCATACGTGATTCAGCCACGATTCGGATACCGCCGTTCTGCCGTCCAGGTTGTATTTGATGATCTCGACGCCGCGCTTTTGCAGGCTGGTCAGAATGCCGTGATGCACGTCCGCCGTGCTCCAGCTTGCACCAGGATGCACTAGGAGGATGCGCATTCGTCGTCCTCGATCTCTAGCTCCCAGTTTGACGCCGTTTCCTTGGCGATCTCCGCCGCTTCTCGCTTGGCCTGGCACCCTGGGCACACCGGCCCGTCCTCAACCAACAACACCCGATTGCAGTCCTCGCACGTTGTCCAGTGTGGCATTATGCTTCCTCCTCCGGCTTCCAACCATCCAGCCCGCATTGGTACCAGGCGGGCGTCCCCAATCGCGGATCGCGGTATCGGTCGATCTCTCGCAACGACTCAAACCCCACGCTTTGCATGAGCCGCGCCAGCGTGTTCACGTCATACATCCACTTGTGCGGCGTGTCCTGGACCGTGCTGTAGATAAACAGCGCGCATACGTCATCTAGGTCGGCCACGTGATACCACCGGCCATCGTACTCCACCTCGTCGATCTGCTGCGTCAGGTACTTGTGCATGATGGCCCGCGTGTCCGGGACCAACAGCCCTAGCTTGCCGCCGGGACTCAGCACGCGGTAACAGGTCGCCACGAATTGCAAGGCCTGGAGCTGGTCCAGGTGCTCCACAAAGTGCCCGGCATAGATTTCGTCATACTCGCCGTCTTGGCACGCTTCCAGATATTCCAGCGCGTCAGCGTGAATCTCTGCCGGCGAGGACGGATCAATATCCAAGTTGGTGTAGTAGTTGAGCGGCCAATCACCACAGCCGATATTGAGCCGTCGGTCGGTTGTGTGCATAAGCTCTAGCTCATCCGCCTCTTCTATCGGTCGTTGTCCGTGCATGAGTCTCCCCCTCATTGCCAGATTTGAAAATCCTGTACCACTCGCTTCCAGCCTGTGTCTGGGTCTGGCAGGTCGAATTGATTCACCCAAGCGATCTGCGCCTTCTCTGGTTCTATCAAAACACCAGTCCCCAATTTCCCGGCGAATCCGTCCAGACAATCCAACACCTGCGCCGCTACCGCCCGCGCCGATGTGTACGTTGTGCCCCAGCTGGTCAGTTGGTAGATCGGCCCCTGGAGCGTGGTTGGCTCGCTGGCCACCTGGACCGCCTGTACCGCGACCTGCTTGTACGTGACCATGGGCAGCGTCGGTCTGGGCGGATGGTCGTTCGGGTAAATCCGCGTGCCCACAAGCGCCGCAAGCGCAACATGTGCTGCCAATTCTGCATAAAGCCCCGATTCGATGGTCATAGGATTTTCTCGATTTCGTCCATAATGACGCCTGCCATGACTTGCGCAAGGTCGTCTCCCGCTCGCACCAACGTAGGCCGGAGAAATGGCTGGTTGACCTCGACATAAGGCGCGTATTCGGCCCCCACAACCAAAAAAGCCTCGCTGTCCTTGTGCGGGGATAGCTCGTGCCCAAAAGGCGCGTCCGGGTTGCGCATGATGGCCTCAGATCGAGAGGTGCCGTAGGTGCTCTCCTGGCTGCCGCTGGCGTAAACGCTAGAGCGCATAAAGCCGGTATCCACCAGTCCCTTCTCGGTAATGTCGATCTTGACCTGCGCTTCCGCTTCCAACGCGGCGGCCATGAGCGCCTTGGCGACAATCGGCCCCTTCAGTTCTTTGATGATGCGAGATAGCCGCGCCCTGGCTTCGTCCCAGCCCTTCATTTCGACATTCCAGCTCATTCTTCTACCGCCTTGAGCAGCACCACCAGGCCTGACGGGCCGCGTCGTGGTCGGGCGATCACCTGGTAAATCTCGTCCGTTGTGTCCTCGCCGTAGCGATAGGTGAGTTTAAACTTGTCCTTCTCGTTGATCGTGGTGGCGATGGGCAGCCGCAGCTCGGCATCAACTTTGAGGATCACGCCGTCCTCGCGCTCCACCTCTTTGCCACCGGTGTAGTGAAATCCACAGTCCACCGC